ATCTTATGCTGGTGGTATTAATTTAGAAAACTTTGATTTTCAACAAGCAAACGCTGATGGATATCGAAATGTATTAATTGATGGAAATGTTATCGAAAATCCAGGACAAAACTGGAACACTTCATTTTCAGCTAATTATCAAGCACCTGCGGAATTTTATGCTGGGTCTGGTGTTAGAGCTACAAGACCTGCTTCAGATAAAACAAAAACTTATTACTACCAAAATGTAACCATATCTAATAATTTTATTATTAATCCTTATTGGCATTGCGTTGCAATAGATTCAATAGATAATGTTTCTGTTACAGGAAACACTTTTAATGCTGGTTCTTGGAATCATGGAAGCGGTGGCTCTACAAATACGCAAGGCGCTACCGTATTTATTATTAACTCAACTGTTATTAATGTTATTGCTAACAATACGGTAAATAAAAGCGGCATTAATTTTCAATGGGCTTATTGGTTTGATAATAGTGTTGATTCGGGTATTGGCTCTGTTAGAGTTTTTTATAACAGCGAATACTTTAGTACGGCATTGTTTAAGCCAGGAGCACCGTATGCAGCACAAACTTTTTATGCAGGGCAGTTTGGCGTAAACATTACTGATGGCGCTACAAATGGTCAATACTTAAATGACAGAATTGCATTTTCGGCTTCTAACTACTATGTACTAGACGCTAATACTCAAAATGGTGTGAAATTAGTTGCAGGAGCTACTGCTTGGGCTGCTCAATCTGATGAAAATTTAAAAGATATTATTGAGCCAATTACTAATGGCGCATCAAAAGTCGCTTCTTTAAGAGCCGTTATTGGTAAGTATAAAACCGATGCCGAAGGAACAAGAAGGCCATTTTTGATTGCTCAAGATGTGCAATCAGTCCTTCCTGAAGCCGTTGATTCTGGAGAATGGCCTAGCACAAAAGATGGAAAAGAATATTTGTCTATTAGATATACTGATGTCATTCCATTGCTTGTTTCTGCTATTCAAGAGTTATCCAAAAAAGTAACTACTTTAGAAGAACAAGTTATTGCGCTAAAAGTTAAATAATGGGTCAACTGCTCTATACCGAACAAAAAAAATAATATGAAAACATTTACACTAGAAGATAACGAAGCAGCGTTTATTATTGCAACTATTGGTCGATTACCTATTGAAACAGGTGCTACTCCAATCTATGCAAAGCTACAACAACAGGCAGCGTTAATCACTGAAGAACCACCAAAAGCGGAATAATATGACAACCACTTACTCACAATCTAGGGACGCAGTTATTAATGGAGCACTCCGTGTATTGGGAGTAATTGGTGCTGGAGATAGCCCAACTCCACAGGACTATCAGAACTGCTCAGAGGCCCTAAACCTGTACATTAAACAACTACAAACCAAGGGTATGCCATTATGGTTAGTAGAAGACCTCCCAGTACCTATGGTAGCAGGTCAATATACCTATACATTAGGCCCAACAGGAGATGTAGTCTGTGACCGCCCATTAAGAGTTGTTATGGCGTTCATTAGAAGCCCTCAAGGGAACGATACAACCCTACAAGTCATCTCACGTCAAGAGTATATGCAACAGGGCTATAAACCCTCTTCTGGTACTCCTAATCAGGTCTATTACGACCCACAATTGGGTAATGGCGTACTGTATGTATTTAACAACCCAAATGCCGCAGGATGGACTATCCACCTACAGGTACAACAACCTATCTCAGACATCCTGACTCCTAATGCAATTCCTCAGTTTCCGTCTGAATGGTTTAACACATTAAAGTTTGGACTAGCTGACCAGTTAGCCCTTGAGTATGGTGTTCCTGCACAAGTCCGTGCTGAACTAGCTCAACGTGCCGCTAAGTATGAAGAAGTAATGACTGATTGGAGCCAAGAAGAGGCTTCTACTTCCTTTTCGCCTGATTTTAGGTTCAAAAATTAATGGCAACCTCTAGAATCCCTCTTGCCCACAACATTGGCTCCCGTGATGGAACCTTAAATAAGGATTCAAAGCTAGGTAATGCCATTATTGAAGTAGAGAAGAAAGAGTCTATTGCAGCCGTTAAACGCCCAGGACTGAAATCTTATCAAACCTTAACTGCAGGAGAAGGACTTGGTATCTTTGCCGCTGGTAGCCACCTACTTACTATTATTGGAACTACGTTCTATGACAATGGAGTGGCTAATGCTACCCCTGTCGATGGTGGGGATGAATACGATTTCATTTTTTCAGTAGACCAATCTCAGGTATTTTTTAAGAATGAGAACCACGGATATGTCTATACCATTGCAACAAGCACCATTTTAGATTTACAAGGCACCATTACGACGCAAAATGGTACAACCATATCAGGTTTTCCCGTAGTAACATTATCTGCATCTAATGCTTCTATTCAGATTGGACAGATTGTGACAGGGACGGGTGTTCCCCTTGGCACTTATGTTTTAACCGTATTTGGTACTGCCTTAACTTTAAGTCAAAATGCTACAGCTTCTGGAACCGTTAGTCTTACCTTTACTACCTCTTATCCTGGTACTACTGTAGATGGTGCTGTTTTCGTAGACGGTTACTATGTTGTTGGAACTCCCGAAGGACTGTTGTATAACAGCAACGTGGAAGACCCTACGACTTGGCAAGCCATTAACTATCTTGGCGTGGTGTCTGATGCCGACCCATTATTGTGTATTGGTAGAACTATTAATTACATCGTTACGATGGGGTCTCATCATATTGAGTTCTTCTACGATGCAGGTGTAAGCCCAGGCAGTCCATTTCTTCCTTACCAGAACTCTGTAATTCAGTTTGGTGTAGCAGCAGAAGATTCTTTAGTACAAATGGACAATACCCTTGTTTGGATGGGTACAAGCCACCAAAAGGGCTTTCAAATGATGGCTATGTCAGGCCAGACTCCTCAGATTATTTCTAATCAGTATATTGAGAGGATTATTAATAACTGTAATCCTGACTTTGCTTATGCTTTTAGTATTAAGACATCAGGGCATTCACTATACGTATTAACCCTTAGAGACTTAGGGTATACCCTAGTATATGATTTTGCTCAAAACGGCTGGACATATTGGACTTCCACTGAAAATAACGTAGAAGGTTATTTTAAGGGTCAGTTCTATACCAAGTTTCAGAACATGGACTTAATCCAACATGAAACAAATGGTAAGGTCTATGAGTTTGACCCCAATACATATCAAGATGATGGCAATCCTATTACCGTATTAGCTCGTACCCCACTAATAGATGGCGGTACTAACCTACGTAAGTTCTGGAGAAGTGTCCAAGTAGTAGGAGATAAAATTGATTCTTATGCCCTATTGCGCTATACCTCAGATGATTATCAAACATATTCTGCGTGGCAGAACGTTAACCTAAATACCTCTAAATCCGAAGTCCATAGACTAGGACAGGGGCGTAGAAGGTCATTTGACTTACTTCACCAAGATAACGTACCATTAAGACTCGAATATTTCGAAGTAGACGTGGAATCGGGGGATACGTGATAACTTACCAAGAAGAAGCCTATTCTAAGTGTATAGATGAGCTTAAAGCCATTTATCCAGAGCATTATGAAGAATTGGCAGTAGAGAAGTCTGTACCACTTGAGCCAGACTATGAAACATACTTTCTTCTTGAGAAATTAGGTAAAATCAGCTTAATAACCTGTCGTAAAGACAATGAATTAATTGGGTATATATTGTTTTTTATTAATACCCATATGCACTACAAGTCTTGTACTGTTGCACATGAAGACATTTATTATCTCAAAAAGTCTTATAGACAGGGTAGAATTGGGATAAAATTGTTCCAATATGCTGAACAAGCAATGAGAGAGAAGAAAATAGACAGAATTATCTTTGGTACTAAAGTATACCTAGATAATTCTAAATTGTTCGAATATTTAGGGTATAGATTCTATGAAAAACTCTATACCAAACTACTCTAGGATGAAACATGAGTGATTCAGTCAGCAGTTTTTTTAGTGGCGTTGGAGATGCAGTTTCTAGTGTTGGTAGTGCCGTTGGAGGCGTTGCTCAAGACATTGGTAATTTGGGAGTAGGTCTTGACCAATTTGTTGGTTCTGCAATCCCAGGTGGATGGGCAGGATTAGGTTCTTTAGGTGCTGCTGCTTTTACTGGTGGTGCTTCTTTAGCACTAGATGCTGGTGCAGTTGCTACTGCTGATGCTACTGCTGTAGGATTGGGATATTCTTCTGCTGCCGAGGCTATTCAAGCTGGTGCTATTACTGCTGAAGGATTAGGACTTCCCGCTGCTACGACTGCTGCTGATTTAGCTGGTGTATCAGGTTCGGCTTCTGCAGGTTTTTCTGGATTGGGTAGTGCTACTTCTGGAGCAGGTGCAGCCTCATCTTTCACACCTGAAATGTTAGCGGCTGCTCAAGCCTCTTCTGACCCAGTTGGAATGTTGTCTTATTTGTCAGGTGCTACTCCACAAGAGATTGCTGCAGCTACTGGTTCAG